AATTCTACAGATAATTCATCAGACACGACTTCTACAATACAGATTACAATTAATTCATGGGAATATAAATATAATAATTCTAAGAATCTAAACACAGTTACTAATCAGATATTGGAAGCAATAAAACCTAATTCAAAAAGTGTGTTAGATTTATCATTATATGGATTACAAATGTTAAATTTGAATGTACAAACTGACAGGACTGAGAGATACGGCGAAGTTGGTGGAAAAATATTCATAAGTCGAATATTAGTTTTTAAACAGTTTTTATTTATAAATTAAAATCAAATTAAAATGGCAGAACACAAAGTGGCAGGGGGTACGATGTTATTATTCGTAGATCCTGCAGGAGGAACAAGTTATGATACAGTTGTTTGTTTAACGACTGTAGGTAAATCAGCATCAGTATCAGTTGTAGACGCATCAAGTGCATGTGGTCCAGACAAATCACCTGGTACAATAGAACTGAATTACACGTTTGAAGGTCAGCATCTACAAGATCCTGTAACAGGTAGAATTTCAGGAACATCACTTCGCCAATTGCTTATGGCAAAAACTACAATTGGATGGAAGATTAGTCCTGAAACACCAGTAACTGGAGATGAGATTGAATCAGGTACAGGTTACTTATCAGATTTGAGCAGTACTTATGCGTTTGATTCTGTTGGAACTTTCACAGGAACTATTCAGCCATTTGGCACTCCTGTTATTACTGTACAAGCATAATTATAAACTATGGCTGAACATAAAGTAGATGGCGGCAATATGCTGCTTTTCATTGATCCCAATGGCGGCACTACTTACGATATGGTAGTTTGTCTTACAAGCGTAGGCGTTAGTATGAGTGTTCAGCCTATAGATGCTTCATCTGCTTGTGGTCCAGATAAGAGTCCAGGTTCTGTTGATATATCTTATTCATTTGAGGGGCAGCATTTGCAAGATCCAAATAGTCTTAGAATAAGTGGAACAGACATGAGATTACTCTTAAATGCAGAGCAGACAATTGGATGGAAATTATCACCCGAAACACCTGTGGCGGGAGATGAGATTCAAGAAGGCATAGGATTTATTTCTCAATTAAGCAGCACTTATGCCTTTGATTCAGTTGGAGTATTTAGTGGAGCAATAATGCCATATGGAGTTCCGACTGTTACTGTTTATGGTGGTGGAGGTGGAGGTCTTGTACTTGGACAATCTTATCAAGGTGGGAATATTGCATATCTTGATGGAACTGGATTACATGGATTTGTTGTTTATAATAGTGGTCAATCCGTATCTTATGATACATGGGCAATAGCATATACAGTTACAGGAGCAACAGGATATGCAATAGGTGATGGGGATCCTAATACTACTGCAATAATAGCAAGTATTCCTTCATTACCTGCCTTAGCCTGTCGCAATGGTAATTTTAATGGATATACTGATTGGGTAATGCCATCAGTAGATGAAATGTATAATGTCATCTTAAATCAAGCATATTATCCAACACCATTATCTGCAGCATATTATCAAACAAGTACTGAATTATCTTCTACTCAAAATTATAATATGAATACTGCAATTAATGGTCAATATGCATTAGATAAATTAATACCTGGTGATTGCGTTGCAATAAGATATTTTTAAAACAAAACTATGGCTGAACATAAAGTAGATGGCGGCACAATGTTACTATTTATTGATCCTTCAGGTGGGACAAACTACGACACAGTAGTTTGTCTTACTTCTGTAGGTCAAGCAATGAGTGTTCAGCCTGTAGATGCATCTTCTGCTTGTGGACCTGATAAAAGTCCAGGTGCAATTGATATATCTTATACATTTGAAGGACAACATTTACAGGATCCAATTACAGGACAGATATCAGGAACTGATTTGCGATTATTATTAATGGCAGAGCAAACTGTAGGTTGGAAATTATCACCTGAAACACCTGTGGCAGGTGATGAAATTCAAGAAGGTACTGGATATTTATCTGAATTAAGTAGCACTTATGCATTTGATTCAGTTGGTGTATTTACAGGAACACTTCAGCCATACGGTGTACCAACGATAAGTGTAATTAATCCTACACCACCAAGTCCACCATTATTTTCAATAAGATTAAATGTTCCTGCAAGTGGAAATATAGTTATAGGGGAAATATTATCAAGCACTCCATTTGATGCTACAATTGATTGGGGAGATGGAAATATATATTATCATATTAATTCTTCGGTTCTTAATTTAACTAATCTATATAATGCTCCTGGTACTTATTTAGTAACTATAGATATTACAAATCCAGTAAATGTTCCAATTTATTGGATTGATCCATTATATGATTGCTCTATTGATAATTTATATAATTTAAATTTATTAAATTTTGTAACAATAGAATTTACAAATAATACTGGTATTGGAATATTTAATAATCCTCCTGATTTTTCAACTTTTAATGGTATTGGAATTGGATTAGAAAATTATAATTATGGAAATAATAATATAATACTTCCAACAAATTCTAATACAATTACTTTTTTAAATTTTAATTATGGTAAATTAACAAGCAGTCAAGTAAATGATATTTTAGCTACAGTTGTTAATTACAATACTGTTGGTCAGTTGGATTTACAATTTCAATCACCTCCAGCACCTCCAACTGGAAATGGAATATTTGATAAAGCAATATTAATACAAAATGGATGGACGGTAAACACAGATTAACACACAAAAAAACACACACACAATGAACTATTTAGAATTTGAAATTGGAGGCAAATTAAGATCTTTTAAATTTAATCAATTAGCAATTGAAAAACTTGCTGAAAAGAATCAATCAGGAACTAACATAGGATTCATTTATTCAATGGTATATGCTGGACTTTATGCTGCTACTTATGCAAAAGGAGAACCAGAAGATTATACTTTTGATGAAGTTTCTGATTGGGTTGATAATTTGGAAGATGATACAATTGTAAAAAAAATTACTGAATCTTTGACTGAATCTCAACTTTGGAAAAAGTTAATTAAAAAAGGACAGGAAATTGAAGATGAGAAAAAAAAAGTAACGCAGAAATTGCCTACGAAAATTTAAAATTTGCATTAGGTAAACTTGGTTGGACTGCTTATCAGTATTATACTTCAATGCCTATAGAGTTTTATGCTGCTTATGAAGGTTATCAAGAGAAACAGTTTGAGCAAACAAAAATTATGAGGTTTGCATCTTTCAGAGTTGCAGAATCAATGGCAGGAAGTAAGGCAATAGGATCTATAGAAAGATTTTGGCCAATGTTAGATGATAAAGACAATAAGAAAGAAATTGAACCAATGACTAAAGATAGATATGATGCAATATTGCAGAGGCATAACTTGAAGATAAAATAAAATGGCAGATAAATTACAGATAGTTGTTGAAGCGGATATCAGCCAGTTAGAAATACAATTAAAGAAGGCAGAAAATGATTTAAAGTCTTTTCAGGATCAGTTATCTAAGACTGGTGATAATACAAATTTCAATTCATTAAATAAGAAGATTAGCGAAACAAAAAATTTGATTGCTTCAATAAAAGCAAGACAAATTGAGTTGACTATTATAGCTGATACAAAGCAGGTTGAAAAGGCAAAAACAGAGATTGATTCAATAAAATCTAAGCAATTAGAAATATTTGTCAATGCTGATACAACTGAATTAAATACAGTACAATCAGATATTAATAAAATACAATCTAAAGCAATTGAAGTTATTGTTAATGCTGATACTACAGAATTAAATACTGTTCAGACTGATATCAACAAGATTCAATCTAAGGCAGTCGAGTTAATTGTTAACGCAGATACTACTGAGTTAAATACCGTTCAGTCAGACATAAATAAGATAAAATCTAAAGCAGTAGAATTAATTGTCAATACTGATACAACTGAGTTAAATACAGTACAATCAGATATTAATAAAATACAATCTAAGATAGTTGAAGTTGTTGTTAATGCAAATGATAAAGAACTTAATGTTGTTCAATCTGATATTAATAATATTCAATCAAAGGCAATTGAATTAGTTGTAAATACAAATACTACAGATTTAGATACTGTTCAAACGGATATTAATAAGATTCAATCTAAAGCGGTAGATTTAATTGTAAATGCTGATACAACAGAATTAAACAAAGTCCAGTCTGATATCAATAAGATACAATCTAAGGCGGTAGAATTGGTTGTAAATGCTGATGTAACTGAATTAAATAATGTCCAATCAGAGATTAATTCAATACAATCAAAAGCAGTAGATTTGGTTGTCAATGCTGATACTACTAATTTAAATACCGTTCAAAATCAAATAGATTCAATACATACTACTCCAGTTGAAGTTGTAGTAAATGCAGATACAACGGAACTGAATAACGTACAAACTGAAATTAATTCAATACAATCAAAAGCAGTTGAGGTTGTAGTTAATGCAGATACAACGGATTTAAATAACGTACAAACTGAAATTAATTCAATACAATCAAAAGCAGTTGAAGTTGTAGTAAATGCTGACACAACAGAACTGAATAACGTACAAACTGAGATTAATTCAATACAATCGAAAGCAGTAGATTTAGTTGTCAATGCGGATACTACTAATTTAAATACTGTTCAGAATCAGATAGACTCAATACACACTACTCCAGTTGAAGTTGTAGTAGTTGCAGATACTACTGCTATTAATGTTGTTCAGACTGATATAAATGCCATAAAAACTACTCCAGTTGAGTTAGTAGTAGTTGCAGATACTACACAGATTAACACAGTTCAGAATGATATTAATTCAATAAAATCTAATCCTGTAATAATTCCGGTTGATGCTGATACTACTCCATTAGTGACTGGTGTTAATGATGCAGAGGCAAAATTGAGTAATATTCCTCCTGTAAATGTGCCAATATCAGTAGATACACGATTAATATCTGCACAGTTGCAACTTGCAGAAAATGATTTAAAAGCATTTACTTCGGAGTTAAGAAATGCAACTAATACTCAGGATATAATAAAATTGCAGAATAGTATTGGTATTTTAAAGAATAAAATTGGCGATTTAAAGAGTTCATTAGGTGCAGCAGATTCAGGACTTAAAAAAGTTGCAGGTCAAACTAATAGTGCTGCTTATGCAGTTACCAATTTAGGTAGAATAGTAAGTGATTCTGCGTATGGATTCATAGGTATTGCTAACAACATTACACCTTTTATTGATTCATTAGCATCAGCTCGTAAAGAAGCAGCAGCAACAGGGAAATCTTTATTATCTAATTTAGGAGCATCATTAGCTGGTCCTGCTGGGTTATCACTTGCATTTGCAGCGGTAACAACTGCCATTACATTTGCTCAAATTGGATTTAGTGCATGGACTCGAAAGAGCAAAGAGGCTAAGGATGCTACAGATGAAACCGCTAAATCATTAAGATCTATTGAATCTTCAGTTGGTTCAGAAACATCTAATGTTACTTCATTGATAGCAGTATTAGAGAATGAAACTGAAACAAGAAAAAGAAAAATAGAAGCAATAAAAGAACTTCAGAAAATTAATCCAGAAGTTTTTAATCAATTAAAGTTAGAAGGTGATCAAGTAGTAGGTTTAACTTCTTCTTACAAATTATATTTGGAAAGTTTAAAAACTATCGTTACTGCCAAAGTTTTACAGGCTAAGTTAGATAAAGAGATTACTAAATTATTAGAATTACAAGGAACAACTTTAACTGGGAATGAAAAAAAGCAAAAGAATCTTGCAAATACAGTACAAACTGATTTATTAAAAAGTCAAATTAAATATTTAAAATCATTAGGTGACCAACCTGGAGTTTATTTAAAAATTCAACAAGCAGAAGCAGAATTAAGAAAAATAGAAACTGGATATAGTGACCAGCAAAATAAAGAAATTGATTTTACTCAAAAAAATATCCAAGAATTAACTAATAACTTATCTGAAGTATCTAAAGGAATTAAATTGCCTTCAGATGATTTAAATAAAGCAGCTAAAGGAACGGAAACACTCGCACAAGCAATAGCACAATTTGAGAAAAAGTTAGTATCTGTTCAATCTGTAGGATTTTCATTAGGAACTCCACAATTTGATATCAATAAGGATAAAATAAAAGAGTTTGAAAATATTTTAGGTACAATAATTGAGAAATTTAATGTATCAAATAAAGATACAGTATATGTTAATTTAGAGGCAAGGTTACAAGATTTAAAATATGATCAGTTATTATTAAAATTAAAAAGTAATCTTGAAAATGCAGCAAAGGCAATTATGTTGCCATGGGATTTTAAACCACAAACAAATGAAATACCAATTCCAAAAATTGCTCAAAATATAAAACCTATAAAAGTACCCATTGAAATTCAAGCAGATTTTAAAGCAATTCAAGGAAGTATTGTACCTCCAGAATTTGTACAAAATGTAAGAGCTGATTTAACAACATCTGCTGCTGAAATTAAAAAAGCATGGGAAGATTATAGTAAACAAATAGATAGTGCTGCAACTGGATTCTTAACAGATGCTGCTGCAAATATTGCAATAAAATTTGGTGAAGCATTAGGAGCTGCAATAAGTGGAGGTAATTTTGGTGATGTATTTAAAGGTGTTTTTGAATTATTAGCATCAGGAGTACAATCTTTAGGAGAGCAATTAATTAAAATAGGATTTTTAGCAGTTATTGCTCAACAAGCAATTTCGCAATTATTAGCTAATCCTTTTGCAGCTATTGGTGTTGGTATTGCATTAGTTGCATTATCAGCAGCATTAAAGAATTTAACTTCAAGAAGTGCATTTGCAGTTGGTACTCGTAATGCACCAGGTGGAATGGCATTGGTTGGAGAGAGAGGTCCAGAGTTAATTAATTTACCTCGTGGATCACAGGTTATTCCTGCAGCACAAACATCTCAAATGATGGGTGGTGTAGGCGGACAAATAGAAGTATTTGGAATGCTTAGAGGTCAAGATATATTTTTCAGCAATAAAAAGTATGGTCAAACTTATGGCCGCACAACTTAATGAGTTATTCAGTAATATATTCTAACGAGTTTGATTCTTTTCTGCCATTAATGACAGTTAAGTTGCAAATAGAAAAGAAGGACTTTACAGGTACTCCAATTGACATAGTATTATCTGGTAATCCAATTATTCAAGAATGGCAAGAAGATGATCCTAAAGCTCCTATTAGAGGTTGTACTTTAAAGGTTAATATTATAACTGATTCCAATGGATTATCATTACAAGATTTTTATTCAGAAGAAGATAATACTTTTAAGGCAATTGTAAAAAGAGGACAAACTGATGAGATATTATTTGTCGGATATTTACTTCAAGATGATTGTGCTGAATTGTATGTTGATTTTAACCATGAAATAAGTTTAACATTTACTGATAATTTAGGAATTTTAAAAGATATAACCTTAGATCAAGCAGCAGTTAATATTGGCGGACCTACAGTTATATCAGCAATTTCAATAACCAATTTATTTCCTGTTGCCAATAATACGATACAAACATTAGATCCTCGAATAGGAGTTTTGAAAAATGGAGATACTTTTAGTTTATTTGATGGAACAAATACTTATAATTTTATTTGTTATAATATCTCATATAGTGGCTCAATTCTTGGATATTTAATAAACATAGGAATTGTTGTTCCATTTTCAGGTACAATAACATTTGATTTAACTTATACTGCTCCAGTTGATTTAGTTAATTATTTTTCTCTTGCACAAATTCTAAGACTTTGTTTGCGTTCTACTAATTTAGATTTAAATACAAATGTAATGTCAACATTATGTCCTAATGGTGGAACTACAAATGAACTTGTTTTAGATACATTTTTATTGATAAATACTTTCAAAAGAAATGACTCGTGGCTAAGTTGTTATGATATATTAGAACAGATATTAAGTAGATTCAATGCATCCTTATTTCAAGCACATGGAGCATGGTATATTGTAAGATTTGATGAAATGTATAATTATTTAACTTTATCTGGTGCTACATGGTCAGGATTTGGTTATGATTATGATTTTAATACATCAGGAGTAACTAAAAATATTGTACCATTTACTTTTTTAAGTGGTAATGATATGGAAACTGGAGTATTAAAATCAATTGTACGACCATTTCAATACGTTAAGGAAACATTTAATTATATTCATCCTGAGTCTTTAATGAAAAATAATAATTTGCAAGAATTAGGTCCGCTTATTTCAGAATATAATTCAGGAACTAATATAATAAAAGAATATGATTTGTTTTATTGGATACCATGGGTGGATCATCCTTCTCCTACTGTAACAAAATTAATTAGAGTTGTTTTTGATAATGATATAACATCTGAATCTTATGGCACAGAAATAGATAGGTATATTGTTATAAAAGGACAACCATACGATACTACCAGAGCTATAATGTATGAAGGAATTGAATTAAGTGAAGGGGATGTTTTAGAATGGTCTTTTGATTATAAAACTGAAAATAGTGAACCTGGTATAGTTACAAATGTTTTTGAAATTGCTTTACAGGATGGAATAATACCTACTAAATGGATTTCAACTGATGGTAATTGGATAACTACTTTTTCAGGAACTCCTTATGGCATAGTATTTCAAATTTTATCTGGAGATAATGCAAATGGATGGCATACAGTAAAAGTAAAATCAAAATCATTGCCATATAATGGAATAGTATTTCCTTTTTTAACTTCAGCATCTTCAAATAATACAAATTATGAAACACATTATAAAAATTTAAGTTTTAATGTTTATAATAATATTAATGGAATAATTAAAATAATTGGACATACCCATGAAGATTATCAATTAAACAATTTAAAGAATAATATTGATAAAGAGATATACATTGATAATTCACCAAGTACTTCAATTAATGGTACATTAATGTTGCAAACATATATTGGATACATTAGAAATAGGTGTACAATTTGGAAATATCCATCTACACCTTTAGGATTTACTTTTAGTAATTTAGGTAATGGAATGACACAAGAAGCATTATTTTCTAATTATTTTGCAAAGACAAAGTTTGAAGGAAATTACTTAAATTTAATAAATGCAGAGAATGTATTAACACCATTTGCAGTATTTATTCCTGCAAATGATCCTTATCATTCAAGATATGTACCAGGTAAAATGACTATAGATTACAAAAATGGTAGTTGTAATTTGACATTATATCAATGGATTTATTTTCCAACAATTATTGGCGGATCAGATCCTGATTTAAATCCAAGTGGTTTTGATTATTTTTATATATTTTGTAATAGTAAATTTTATGAGTTTAATTATTTATACGAAAAAAGTTAATAATGGCTAAAGTAAGAGGAGAAGATGTTTTATTATTGCTTACTGATGATGGATTTACCGTAGCATGTGCAAGAAGTATAACATTTGATATATCTAATGATATAATAGAAACCTCAATAAAAGGTTCAGGCAGATTCAGAACCAATGTTTCAGGTGCTATACAATGGAGTGGAACTATTGAAGGTTTAACATTATTAGTTAATGGTACTACTGATGATGTAACGGTAGAGAATTTATATGGATATTTGATAGCAGGTACTCAACTTGCTTGTAGATGGTATGAACAAGATATTAGTGCTACACATTATTTGAATAAAAGTGGTTATATTATTTTAGAGTCAATAAATGAAACATCTTCATTTGATAATATGGTTACTTTTACTGCAAATTTTAAGGGAACTGGACCAATAACAATAACAACAGGAGATATATAATATGAAAAAAATAATAATAATAATCTTACTTACATTTTGCGTTAGTAATGTATTTGCACAACAATATACACCAATGACTGCAGCAGGATACCAGATGAAACGATTAAAAGTCGATTCTACTCTACATATTCCTTCATTCTGTGGAATACCTACTACACGAAATTCAATTGCAAAAGAGGGTGCTATTGCAATGGATACTTGTAATAACTTGCTATATACTTGGACAAATGCGAATGGATGGAATACGATTGCAGGATCAGGAGGATCAATTGGATATAATGGTCTTAGTGGTACAGATTCCATTTCATTAGGAGGAGTATTAACTAAAGATGTTATAATTTACGGCAAACATAATTTTAATATTTACGGTCAAAAAACTATAGACATTAATGCTTTTGGTAGAGGAGAGATTTATCTTGATAGTGAAATAGTTTATATAGGAGCAAAATACCTTTATTTAGACACAGATAGTACAACAACTTCAACTGCGGATACATCTTCATTTAAACCATTAGGATATAATGCAAATCATGTTGTGAGATCAATCAATTCATGGCCTAAGACTGATACTACATCATTAAGTAATAGAATTAATTTAAAAGTAAATATTAGTGATACTGCAACTATGCTGAGTAAATATCTTAGAAAGACAGATACTTCTGCAATGTTGTTACCATATTTACGGAAGATAGATACAACGGCGATGTTAAGCAAGTATTTGAGAAAGATTGATACTGCAAGTTTGAGCAATAGAATAAATCTTAAGTTAAATATTGCAGATACGACAACTATGCTTAGTAAATATCTCAGAAAAATAGACACTACAAATAGATTTGTAAATAACGTAACTAAGAAGAACGATAGCACCATTACAGTATTTAAAGGATCAACTGCAACAGACATATTGTTGCCTCGTGGTTCAAGTGGATCAGGAACAGTTATATCAGTTGCTACCGGTTATGGATTAACTGGAGGACCAATTACATCAACTGGAATATTAATAGTTGACTCTGCTACATTAAGTGGTAAGTATCTAAGAAAATCAGATACTGCTGCGATGCTAAGTAAATATCTAAGAGAAATAGATACTACTGCTATGTTATTGCCATACTTAAGAAAGATTGATACTACTGCAATGTTATTACCATACCTAAGGAAGATTGATACTACTGCAATGCTTAGTAAATATTTAAGAAGAACTGATACAACTGCAATGTTAAGTCCATATTTAAGAAAGATTGATACTACAAATAAATGGGTAAATAATGTAACTAAAGTTAATGATTCAACTATTAGAATTTTTAAAGGTAATAATTCAACCGATATTGAACTACCCAGAGGTTCAAGTGGTGGAAATGGTACAGTAACTAATATTGCTACTGGATATGGTTTAACAGGTGGACCTATTTCAATTACTGGTACTATTATTATTGATTCATCAACTTTATCTGCAAAATATTTAAGAATAAATGATACAACATCTATGCTAAGCAAATATCTTAGAGAAATAGATACCGCATCACTAAGTAATAGAATAAACTTAAAATTAAATATTAGTGATACTTCTACAATGCTTAGTAAATATCTGAGAAAAACTGATACCGCATCATTAAGTAATAGAATAAACTTAAAATTAAATATTAGTGATACTTCTAATATGCTTAATTCATATTTGAGAAAGATTGATACAACAAATAAATTTGTAAATGATGTAACTAAGATAAATGATTCTACAATAAGAATTTTTAAAGGTAGCACATCAAACGATTTATTAATTAGAGGAAATGCAAGTGGTGGAGGAAGTATTAGTGGAACAATTAACCGTATACCTAAATTTACAAGTACATCAACTTTAGGAAATAGTACAATACAAGACGATGGGACAGGCATAATTACAATTAATACTACAGGATTAGGCGATAATATTATAAAACTTAATTCTGCAATAGGATCTACTAATAACATTAGATTTCAGCACGATAATATTAATCAATTTATATTAGGTCAAGGTGATAATGATTTTATTTTAAATTCATATAATACATCTACAGGATCTTATATTGGTAATGTTTTTTTTGTACCTGCAAATAGTCAAACTTTTGGAATTAACAATCTAACACCTAATACTGCTTACTCGTTAGATGTAACCGGTAAGACTTTATTACGAGATTTAGTTGGTACAGGTAATCGTATGGTAATAACTACAAGTACTGGCGAATTACAAACACAAGCAATACCAACGGGCGGAAGCGGTACTGTAACCAGTGTAGCTACGGGCTATGGTTTAAGCGGAGGTACTATTACCAATTCGGGTACACTATTGGTAGATAGCGCTACTTTATCTAACAAATATTTAAGAATAACAGATGGTGTACCATATACAGGAGCAACATCTAACCTTAACATGGGGGAAAAAAATGTAACTGCTAATGCTTATTTCAATGGATTTACTTCAATGATTGCCGCAGGTACTACAGTTATTTTGACCGTAGATTCAACTCCCGTACATTTAGTAACTACTGGCTCTGGTAGTCAAACATATCAATTGCCAAATGCTACAACACTAACTAATGGAACTATTTTTTCATTTAATAATAACCAATCAAGTGGCAATATAAATGTGAATAATAATTCTGGTACATTGGTTAAGGCAGTTGGAAGTGGGGGTTATATGATCTTAGAATTATTGAACAATACAACTGCCGCAGGTACATGGGATTCACACTTTCAAACTCCTTCAAATGTATCTTGGTCAACTAACACTTTTGACTATGGCGGCTCTATAACTTCAGCACAATGGAATGGTACAACTGTT